ATAAACCACTGTCAATTGGACGCGGTGGGGCCATACTTACTGACGATGTAGAAATTTATGACATTCTCAAACATCAATGCTACGATGGACGTGATCTATCGATCAGTCCTTGGGAACAACAAAAAGTATTCCGTGTTGGATATCACTATAAGCCTACTATCGAAGAAGCAGTAAAGGGTTTAGAATTATTACCAAATATTGATCAAGAACCTAAATATAAAGAGTATCCGGATCTACGTGAAATTATTATCAAATAACCTTGACTTAGACCTAAATAACCTATATACTATAACAATATGGCAATCCTCTGCCTTAACATCGGAGACTTAAATGAGCAATAAAATCAGTGATATTATCCTTGAACGCATCAGCAATGACGGTGCGAGATACTGGGCAGGTGATAATATATCAAAATACGTCAAAGACGAAGAACGAGCACAGTTAGTAGATGAACTGACTGAGAAATTTGAAGGTGTGTTAGATAGTTTGATTATCGACAGACACAATGACCCAAATTCAAAAGGCACAGCACGTCGCCTTGCAAAAATGTATCTGTATGAGATCATGGCAGGACGCTATGATCCAGCACCAGATGCTACAGCTTTTCCAAATGATAGTGAGGACCGTTATGAAGGTATGCTTGTGGTTAGAAGTGAACTTCGTAGTATGTGTAGCCATCATCACCAGCCTGTCGCTGGGGTTGCCTATATTGGGATTATCGCCGCACAAAAACTTATTGGCTTGTCTAAGTATACTCGTATTGCTCAATGGTGTGCTCGTCGTGGTACGTTGCAAGAAGAACTTGCTAACGACATCGCCAGAGAAATCCAAAAAGCCACAGGTAGTGAAAATGTAGCTGTCTATATACAGGCCACACATGGTTGCTGTGAGAATCGTGGCATCATGGCACATTCAAGTCTGACACAAACTACGGTATTAAAAGGTGCATTTAAGAATGATGGTAACACTAAGAAAGAATTCTTTGATAATATTAAACTACAACAGGAGTTTGCACCAAGATGAGTCTCTTGTTACCTCCTTCAGCACACTATCAATATTTTTCGCACTTGTTTCATACTGAAAATCTGATATCGTATGATCAATATCAGCCCTTACAAGATTGGGATTATCCGACTCTAGATAGAACAAGATTTGAAAGATTATTTCTAACTGATATTTCCTATATTAAAGATTGTAGAATATTAGATTTAGGTTGTCATGTCGGATATTTGTCTTATATAGCTAAAAAATTAGGAGCCAAATCAATCCACGGAATTAACGTAAGAAAATTCCCAATTGATGTTGCTAATTTTGCATATCAGCAGTTAGGAATGACTGATTACACATTTGAACAAGGTAATATTGAAGATTTAGAGTTATTGGAAAAAAATTGTAAAGATAAAGATACTTTGATTTTTACACAGGTTTTAGAACATCTTAGAAATCCATATGCGATCATTGAAACGATTTCTAAAAGTGATATAAAAAATCTTATTTTTGAATCTACTATTTTTTCCGATGAAGGCACACCTGCCGTGCATTATTATTCTCAGACAACAGAAAGTCCATTTACAGTATTTGATGGTGATCTTAAAACTGCGATTGGATCGTGTCCGAATCTGGCTTGGTTAGAAATGATTTTGTATTTCTTTGGATGGCGCATCGAATTCCATGTTGTTGAACGTCAGTTTAATAAAAATTGGTTTGCGATACAAGATTTAAAAAATTTCGCCCCGCAGTCATATAAATCAGTTACTATGTTATGTAAAAAATTTGAGGGATCCTCATCAGACAAAAGTTTTGAATATCAAGGAGATTAATAATGGATTTAAAAGAATTATGCCATAAACATTTTGAATTATTTTCAAATAAAGATATTGACGGGCTAGCCGAATTATACGACGATAATATCGTGTTACGTGACTGGCAATATTTTGCAGAAGGTAAAAGTGCTGTATTATCTACAGTGCGTGGTATTTTTAATACTGTAGATTCTATCCTGGTAACACCTTTGGCCCTTTACCAAGACGCGAATACTGTGGCTGCAGAATTAGAAATATTGATTAACGGAGCCGAGACTATTTTAGTCACAGATGTTATAACATTCACAGATGATAAAATTTCTAGTATCAAAGCATACAAAGGATAAATTATGCGTTGGATCAAACGTAAAATCTGTAATTGGTTAGGTGTAGAACGCTACGATGATTGGGGAGAAGCGATTCCTAGTAGAGATACTATCAGAATAAAAAGTGATGCCCCCAGCTTCTTTGATCGTAATCCAGAAACTAACTTCCGTATCTATAATGCCACAGGTGGTATCATCTTGGAAGTAGGACGCTGGGATAAGCAACGCAGTGAGTGGATCACTAACATGCACATCATCAACGACGATGATGAAAACAAAACAGATAGTATCGCTAAGATCATGACCTTGGAGTTGATGAAATGAAAAAACGTTATGTAAGTGACGTAGACATTAGAGAATATGTTAATCGTATCAGTTTCCAAATGTATAAGGATGAATGGCGTCCTGATTATATTGTTGGGTTAACACGCGGCGGACTAGTTCCTGCTGTATATATGAGTCATGCGTTAGATATTCCCATGCACACACTAAAAGTAGCCTTACGCGATAACACAGATACCGAAAGCAACTGCTGGATGGCTGAAGATGCTTTTGGATATTTAAGTGCCAGTGCAGTTCCCCGTCCAGCAGGTGAGCCTACTAGCGATCCCGCACTACGTAAAAACATCTTAATCTTAGATGACATCAATGATACAGGTGCTACATTAGATTGGATCATCAAAGATTGGCAAGGTAGTAACTTGCCTAACGATCCAGCCTGGGCAGATGTATGGGGAAACAATGTGCGTTTTGCAGTGTTATTTGACAATCTCAGCAGTAAGTTTAGCCGTAAGGTCGACTACAGTGCTGTGGAAATAAACAAAGCCCAAGAAGATGTTTGGATTGTTTATCCCTGGGAACATTGATTGACTTTACTAAAAAAATCTACTATAATACAAATATGAGCAAATTAAAAGTCAGTGAAATATTTTATTCGGCACAGGGTGAAGGACGCTTTATCGGTGTTCCTAGTGTGTTCTTAAGAACCTTTGGCTGTAACTTTACCTGTGGTGGATTTGGCATGCCAGATCGCACACAGATGAGCACAGAACGTGAGTTTATTGATCCAACAAAATATCGTATCTATGAAGAACTTCCATTGGTTAATACCGGCTGTGACAGTTATGCGTCATGGGATCCTAGATTTAAGAACTTTAGTCCTCTACTGACTATTGATGCTGTAGTCCAGCGTATGTTAGCTCTGGTTCCGAGTAATAGTTGGATCATGCCCAATGGTAATGATACACATTTGGTTATCACAGGTGGCGAACCATTGCTAGGTTGGCAACGTGCTTATCCAGAACTACTAAGTCATAAGGATATGTATAATCTAAAGAACTTAACATTTGAAACTAACGGCACCCAAGAACTGCATGAAGACTTTGCCAAGTATTTAAAACTTTGGAATCGTGCTGGTAGAGAGATCACATTCTCAGTCAGTGCTAAATTAAGTGCTAGTGGTGAGCGGTGGGAAGATGCTATTAAACCTGAAATCGTCAAGTCATATGAAAAGGTTGGAACTACCTATCTTAAATTTGTAGTCGAAAATCCCAAAGACTTTGATGAAGTAGATCGTGCAGTGGCAGAGTATCGCCGGGCCAAATTTAAAGGTGTTGTTTATATCATGCCTGTAGGTGGTGTGGTCAAGGTCTATGATGGTAACAAATTCAATGTAGCTGATGAAGCTATGCGTCGTGGGTATTATTACAGCCCAAGATTGCATGTTGACTTATGGGGTAATTCATGGGGCAAGTAAGAGAAACGCATAAAAGAACTATTGCTAGGATGATCAGCTATCGCATCACTGCATGGCTGTTCACTATTTTTTGGACATGGATGTGGACCGGAGATATCGCTAAGTCAACTGGATTCGCTACATTACTACATCTATTATTAAGTATCGATTATTATATACACGAACGTATATGGTTAAAAATTAAATGGGGAACTGAATGAGTTATTTGTTTACAAGTGAAAGTGTTAGTGAAGGGCATCCAGACAAAGTAGCAGACGCTATTAGTGACGGGATCCTAGATTTAGTTTTACGTGACGGAAATAATGCTAATCGCTGTGCTTGTGAAACACTGGTAACGACTGATCAGGTCGTTCTAGCTGGCGAATACAAAGGTATTCTACATGATGCAGAAGTTTCTAGCACCGTGCGTAGGATCATTAAAAACATCGGATACGAACAAGAAGGATTCCATTGGGCCAATGTAAATATTTTAAATTTCATGCATGGCCAATCAGCGGATATCGCTCTAGGCACAGACACTTTTGGTGCAGGTGATCAAGGACTGATGTTTGGCTATGCTATCAACGAAACACCAGACCTAATGCCCAGTGCTATCTACTACAGTCACCAGATCGTCAAAGAACTTACCTTGCGTCGTAACAATGGTGTCACATGGTTAGGCCCTGATGCTAAGAGTCAAGTGACGATGGAATATCATGACGATGGTAGTGTTAGTCGTATCGATAAGATCGTCTGTTCAACACAGCATTCAGCTGACATAGATATCGCAGAAGTGCGAGTAGCAGTAGAGAGTTATATAAGAGAAGTATTACCTAAGGAGTTAATTGATGCTAACACTGAGTTTCTTATTAATCCTACTGGTCGTTTTGTTATTGGTGGTCCCGACGGTGATACTGGGCTTACTGGTCGTAAAATTATTGTTGATACTTATGGCGGCTATAGCCCTCATGGTGGTGGTGCTTTTAGCGGTAAAGATCCTACTAAAGTTGATCGCAGTGCTGCTTATATGGCTAGGTATCTAGCTAAGAATATCGTAGCAAGTGGTCGTGCAACCAAAGCCACAGTCCAACTAAGTTATGCTATCGGTGTTAAACAACCAACTAGTCTGTTTATCAAAACAGATCGAGGAGTTGATTTGGATACTACCGATTGGATTGAGAAAAATGTTGATCTTACACCGGCAGGTATCATAAATAGATTTGAGTTGTTCCGCCCTATCTATAGTGAAACAACCAACTATGGACACTTTGGTAAAGCTAATTTACCGTGGGAAGCCGTAGATTTATTTAAGGACTAACATGATAAAGAAATTGATCAAAGATTTATTTGGCACTAAGCCTGAACCAGCTACCTTAAAAGACCCTAAAACCAAAAAAACACCCAAAGAACTAGCCACTGAACGTGGCGAGCCATGGGTAGAAGTATTAAGCATGGAAATCGATAAGGACAATCCAGGACAAGGTAGTTTTGAATTGGATTGGAATGACAAATTTGTAGCCAATCTAATACGTGCTGGATATCAGGGAAAAACTGATCAAGACATTGTAGACAATTGGTTTCGTAGTGTGTGCCAAAATGTTGTTATGGAAAATTATGAACAAGCTATGGCTGATCCCAGCAATCGTCCAAATAACCGTAGAGACCTAGGTAACGGTAGAACGGAAATCAGTTGACTTCAACCAAATTTGGTAGTATAATGTTTACATGAGATACTTACTTGTAGACACAGCAAACACATTCTTTAGAGCCCGACATAGTGCCCATCGTCAAAGTGACACATGGGATAAACTAGGTTTTGCTATCCATGTAACCCTAGCTTCAGTAAACAAGTCGTGGCGTGATCAAAAGGCTGATCATGTTATATTCTGTTTAGAAGGACGCAGTTGGCGCAAAGACTTCTACGAACCCTATAAGAAAAATCGCAGTGTTGCCCGTGCCGCACTTACTGAAAGTGAAGCAGAAGAAGATCGTCTATTTTGGGAGACTTTTGATGCTCTCAAAACTTTTATCGCTGATAAGACAAACTGCACAGTTCTGCAACACCCCGAGCTTGAAGCAGATGATCTTATCGCTGGATTCATACAAGCTCATCCAGATGATCATCATACTATCGTGTCTAGCGACACTGATTTCTATCAGCTACTTAGTGATAATGTCAATCAATATAACGGCATAAGCGATGAACTCCATACGCTAAAAGGTATCTTTGATAAGAAGGGTAAACCTGTCATAGATAAAAAGACCAAAGAACCTAAAAAGATTCCAGATCCTAAGTTTATACTTTTTGAAAAGTGTATGCGTGGTGATCCCACAGACAATATATTTTCCGCATTTCCAGGCGTGCGCACCAAAGGTAGTAAGAACAAAGTAGGTCTCGAAGAAGCCTATGCTGATCGTAATACCAAAGGTTATAATTGGAACAACCTGATGCTACAGCGTTGGGTTGACCATAATGGCCAAGAACATCGTGTATTAGATGACTATGAACGTAATCGTGTCTTAGTTGACTTAACTGCACAACCAGATGCGATCAAGGCCAAGATAGCTGAAACTATCGCCAACAGTCAAACGCCTAAAAATGTTCCAATGGTAGGTGCTCAGTTCTTAAAATTCTGTGGCAAGTATGATCTAGTTAAATTAAGTGAGAATGCTAGTAGTATGGCTGAATGGCTTACTGCCGGTTATCCGCAGAAAGAAACTGCATGATAGCAGATGGAAAGTTTCTCGCATTAGATCTAGAATTAAACCAACCTAGTGGTAAGATCATACAGGTCGGAGTAGCTATAGGTGATAAACACACACGCTTTGAAGACTATGTTGTCCGTAAATGGTATATAGATCCAAAAGAACCTATCAGTGAATTCATCAACGACCTAACAGGCATAACTGATGCTGACATACGTGCTAATTGTGTTAGCCACGAAACTGTAGCCCGTGAGCTAGGTGAGCTGATACGTGAGTATAAGTGCTTTGTCAACCCAGTGACCTGGGGTGGTGGTGATAGTGGTGAATTACTAGTAGAATTCAGCAAAAATCATGTGGATTTCCCGCATTTTGGCCGCCGTTGGATCGATGTTAAGACCTGGTATACATACTTGATGCTGACCAGAGGTAAAGCACCTAGTGGTGGACTTGCGTCAGCTATGGGCTATTTTAAACTGCATTTCAAAGGCAAAGCACACAGAGCAGACGTAGATGCGGCTAATACCCTGGCATTGTTCTTTAACTTGCTGGAACGCCAGGCCAAATTGGAAAGCATATTGGATTCAGCAAAGAGCATATAATGGAAATATTACTGGCGGCGATTACAGCGGCATTGATGACTACACAGACCGTGGATCCAGTATTCCGCAACAACAGCCTATACACTTTTAATATTGATCCTACTAATGGTAGTATCGTTGTTATGAATACTCAAACTGGACACCTGTATCGCTGTTCAAAAGATTTTGTCTGCGATGGTGGATTAGATTTGGTTCCTTTAAAAAAATAATTGATTTCCAACCAAACTAGTGCTATAATCTAATTAATAATTAAGTAAGGATCCAAATATGACATTTAATTTTGAACCACAAGAAAAATACCTTGCTTGGGTGCCGCAAGGCAAAGACATGTTTGCTCAGTATGGTCTTTGCGGGAAAGAACTGCCCGCAAAAATAAAGCAACGAAAAACTCTAGCCGAAAGACTTGAAAAATTGAAAAAATTTTACCCTTCTCTAACTATAGAAGAAGAAAATCGCATAATTGATTATTACGAAAATAAAGGTTTTGGTTTATCAGGAATATGTTATCAACCAAAAAATCACAAAGGAAGATGTAAAAATCATCCCTGGAAAATAAAAAACTTTCCTAAAGGGTCCGATGAGGCAACTATTGCTAACGGCTTTGTTCAAAAAATTAAAGCAGGTACAGAAAATGACGGTGGTGATTACGGAGCAATGAATCGTGCCGGAAACAGATTTTGGGTCATTCAAGCATCTAAAAATATTAAAGCAATTATTAAAAAGAATATTAAAGAATTAAAAGCAAAAACGGATCAAAGTATTTTTGTACATCAAAATTTAGCATCTGGTCCTTATATGTCTGTGTTGGCTAATTTGGATATGCTTGCTCAGTCTTCTCAGGTGCCAGGATTTTATAATTACATCGATGTTACTCCAGGAATGGAAAAAATATTAAAGCAGAGATTCGATGATCTAGTGAAATATTTCTTAGGAAAAAACATTAAAATTTCAACAGTTGACGGGAATCCTAAATGTCCGTTAACTCATGTTGTGTTTAATATTAATATGTTTGGTCAGGGATCCGATGACGATGCTGGTGTTCAATTTGGTCATGTTGAGCCAAAAGTATATAGCGAATATATGACTAAGCCGTATAATGTATGTCTTATCACTAGAGAGGGTAATAGTTGGCAAGGTAATAGATCCATTCCTGCAACATTTGAAAGAATGAAGCAAGCACTGATAGAGCAAGATAAGTAATAACATGAAAACAGTAGAAGAAATTATCAATCAAGTATTGCAAGGCGATTGCCTTGAAGTCCTAGATCAGATTCCAGATAAGAGCATAGATTTAATTATTATTGACCCTCCATATAACATTAACAAAGACGGAGGTGATGGTTGGGATAGTCAATGGGGTCGTGTTAAAAAAGGTTTCATGAGAAAACCTGGGACTCCTACAGAAGAAGATTATTACAACTGGATGGGGCAGGTCTTTGCCAAACTTAATACTAAGCTAAAAGACTCTGGATCTTTTTGGTTTTTTCATAACGAATTCCCTGCATTATCAGCATTGAATCACCAGATGCTGAATAATACCGATCTAGAGTTTCGGAATATGATTGTATGGAATAAATTATTCCAGCCCAGCAAAGAATATGGCTGGCTCCATGGCTATTGCGAAGTAGAAGGTCTGACTAATTTTCAAAAAATGTGCGAGTATATAATGTTCTATACTCGCAAGGATCTACATCTTAAAGTCCGTCAAAAAATGATAGAACTTGGTGTCAAGGGATCAGACATTAGCAAAGAAGTTTTATCTAAATCGGGCGGGCAGACTGGATGGTTACAAAATGTATTGTCAGGTAAAAGTCCTCCATCAGAAAAAACTATTGTCCCATTAACTAAACATTTAGGGTTAACAATGGATGACTTAAGACCAAAATTTAGGAATCAAAAAACCCATCACAGCATTTGGAATTATGACATAGATAAAAACAAGCAGGGTCATATTACTCCTAAGCCATTAGATTTACTCAAGAATATTATATTACACTGCACTGATCCAGGTGATGTTGTATTAGATTGTTTTGGCGGGTCTGGGTCAACTGCGTTGGCAGCCATACAAACAGACAGAAATTATATCCTCATAGAAAAAGAAGAAAAATATATTAGTATTGCCAACAATCGAATACAAGGTAAATCTCCAGACGAAGAATTGTTAGGTCCACTATTCACGATTTCTTCAGAGTAGTTCGGCAAAACTAAATAGAAATTATAGTTGAATTGTTTAGCAGTTTTACTATATAATAATTGTAACACACTCCTAGCCAACCGGAGTCCCTACCCGGCCCCTGACGCAAGTCAGAAGCGAACATTAGACAGGTAGCCCAGCGTCGCATCAAGCGGCAATGGTAGGTCATGATGCTGTTCAGCAGACATGGTCAACGTCAGGTTGGCATAATATTATCTAACAAGGACAACAATATTATGGCGACCAAGCAAAAGTATTTTAAAAAAGATCTATCAACCTATGCGATTATCAATGTAAAATCACCTACAGGAGAAACTCAATCATGGGCTAGACAACTTACCCATGAAGAAGCGGAACAGGTTATATATAATAAGGATTGGCAGGCGGTAAGAGAGGATACGGTAATAATTGAAGGATATCTTATAAACCCTGATCTCGATGAAGCTGGGTATCCTGATCCTATTGACGATTTAGAAGAGCCCGAATCATACCAAAGAGAAAGTAAATTAAAAACCATGCTAGAAAATTTAAGGAGTGATCCAACAGAACGGGCTAGCAACACCCTAGGACAAGCAGCCGATATTTTAGATATGATACGTGCTCGACAGCAAACTATAGAGATGCCGCATACCGTCCTTCTCAATGCAAAAAAATATCCCGATTCTGCTAGTTTAGAAAATATCATTAACGAAATGAAACAACAGCATGGTGATGATGCTCATATTTTAGTCAGCACAACCCCAACAATTCTAGCCGAAATTTATCTAGCCACGCTAAAAAATAAAGAAACCATTGGCATCAGCAGTTACCCAGACACTACCAAACCTTTGGGCGTTACGCTTGACCCTGAGGTACTCGAAGTGATCAAAAAATTACGGCCAAAAAAATAGTTGACTTTTATCAAAAACCTAAATATAATATAGTATGACTAAAGAATTAGAACGATTAGCAGAACAAGCAGGATTATCTGTCACAGATAATCTTGAACATTTTTATCGTTTGGTTGGTGAGCGTTGCGCAGACATGTGCGGTAGCCAAGCTGATCAAAAGAATATACGACGTCATTTTGGACTAGACTATTATGATGGCCCTAGTCACTTCCAAAACGATCATCACCTAGCATCACAGTATGATTGGAACAAACATTACATTAAGGAAAAGAAACATGGCTTGGGTAATTGATAAAACGTTTGAATTCTGTTATGGACACAGGGTTTGGACACAGAAACTAAATGGTGAATATGCCGCAGACTTGAAGTGTGCTTGCCGTCACCTACATGGACATGAAGGCAAGATGCAGGTCTATCTAAAGAGCCTAGATGGTAATCTAGATCAGACTGGCATGGTGACTGACTTCCGCCATCTAGAATGGTTAAAGAAGTGGATTAATGAATATATCGATCATCAGTTTGTTATCGATTTAAATGATCCGTTATATCTTCAAATCGTTGGTGATCGTGTTCGCTATCCAATCCTTGTTCCAGGTACTACTCATGTAGCAGGATGGCACTTAGACTTGTCAGACTTAGATCCTAATACACCGGAGTATGAATATTATGAAGGATTTATGATTGTGAACTTTGTTCCAACCAGCGAAAATTTAAGTAGTTGGATGGCTGATCTAGTTGATGTTAAAATGCAGAAACTTAATGTAACTGTTGATCATATTGACTGGTGGGAAACTCCTAAGTCACGTAGCGTATTTTACAAATGACAGCAACAGTATTCATCTTACTAGCCTTATTTGGCATCAAACATTTCATAGCTGACTTCTTGATGCAGTATGACTACATGCTCAGAGACAAAGGCATCTATGGTGCTGAAGGTGGCTTACACCATGCCATGGTCCATGCTAGTTTTACTTTCTTCATCCTAGTGTTCTTCTGTAATAACGCAAATGAAATTATCGCACTTTCGTTCGCTGACTTTGTCTTACACTATCATATCGATTGGGCCAAACAGCAACTGAGTCGGGGTAAACTCATGCCACATCGTCAATTCTGGATTTTGTTTGGAGCCGATCAGACTCTGCACTATTTAACTTACGTAGGAATTATCAGTTATGTCACTCTTGGCTAAAGCAATCGTTAAAAATAAATGTTGGATCGTTGAAGATAATGGTCATCAAGTCGGCACTATCTTAACTAATCCACAAGGTGTGGTTTATCAGCATGATCAAAAGCGTGAACAGTTTGCTAGCCTTAAATTACTCAGCGACAAATACAACATCGTTGTAGATAAGACCCCACCTAAACGTATTATCACTGAAAGCAATACAGTATACGGTTTTCCATGTGAACACAAACCTAATAACGTCCTTTGGGACGTCAAGCACAAACTACCTATCTATACCAAAGGCAATAAGTCAAAGAGCTTTTTCTGTGCTGGTTACTATATCGTTAAATTTAATAATGGCTGGGTAAAATCATACTGCCCTAAACTGATCACACTTAATCGCTATCCTTATGCTGGTCCGTATGACACAGTAGAGGAAATGCAAGAACGCCTACGTATCGCAAATGGAGCACTCTTTGGAACAACAATTAAGCCTGCACCTGAAGAAATTTAATGATCGTGTCAAGGTCATGAATCAGACCAACAGCAAAGATCTAAATCTATCAGCCGCAGAAGCACGACAGCTACAAGCAGATATATTTGACCTATTAGCAAAGATTAATGATCTAATAGAGCTAAAACAACAAGATACAGCAGAACCAGCATTACAAATAAATGTGCAGGGTGGTAAGTTTTAACCTATGCCTGAAAAGCTAATCACACGCACCTATCGAGGTGATCTTCCACAACTACGTATTATGCTCCATTGTCTAAATAAGTATTGGCAGGGCAATCGTTTTCTTACTGTAGCCTGCACAAAAAATTGGGATCAGCCGGATCCTGATATTATCGACGATGTTCGTGTGATAGTAGAAGAAACTCTGAGAGACGGATGGACGGTAGAGTTCGCTCCTCAATATCAAAATATTATGATGGGATATGAAGAAGCCCAACTTTATAATTTTCTCTTATCAATGGATGATAGATTTGATGAAACCATTAGTGTTGATTCTAAAGATTTTCTGCTTAAACCGTCTGATATAAATGATTTTAAAATAAACGGCAAATATAATATAGCCAGATTCAAAGACACAAGAATATTCAGCGAATTCTACAGAGAATTTTGTGATCACTATGGTATAGATACCTTAGATATTCCACTACCTATAATATTAACACCATATACATTTAATAAAGAACAGACTAAACGTATCTGGAATAAACTATTAGATAGATATGGACATGACTTTACTATTTGGCCGATGTTTCCTACCAGTATAGAATGGTGTGTTTACTATGTTGAAACTATATTAGACAGTGACCCAATAGTAAAGTTCACTGAAGACACTGGATGGATGCCCATTGGTGGATTTTACAAAAATCCCGATATAGAAATAGGACTGGAACAAGAAAGACTATTTGATGTGCATACACACACAAAGTTTTGGAAACATCATCGAAATTCAAACATTCCTGAAGCTATAGAAATCACAGCACGAGTGCTAAAGAAACATAATATAGAAGATCGTGTGATTGATGAATGGGTTGCTAGTATTAGAAAGTGATTATATACTCACTTTATAGGCATAAATATATGTGGAGAAACATATACGATGTCAAGACCAAAACCCAATGTGCTGTTAGAGCACGTTAATAAAACAAGCTATAAAAGCGATCAGATTCTAAGTTCAGAAGGTATCTGGGCGGTATTTTTTGATAATCAACCTATTAATCTTAAAACACAGAACATCCTAGTGGCCTACCCCGGACCTAAATATAAGAAAGTAAGTTTTAGTAACCCAGGGCACGCTATCAATCTTGCTAAAAAACTCAACGCTCTATTCAAGAGTGACAAGTTTTCAGTAGTTCTTCTCAAAGCCGGTGATCAGATCTATCCTTAACCATGGCAAAACGCACTGCTGAGAGTTTACAAAACGTCTGGCAGGCCCGTTTCCAAGAACACACGCTAAATCCTTTTACATCAGACCCCAAACTTGGCTTACGTTATCAACGCTATGATAACCCAGCAAGCTGGTGGTTTAACCCAGTTAATCCAAACAGTCTTAGATTGACCCGACCAGCATTTAATATGCTGAACAAAAACAAAGATATTAAAAGCTGGATGTTTAAACTGCCCACACCTTTGGTTACACGTGCTTATATACAATTAGAAAAACACTTCAAAAATCCTTACTATATCCCCACCCATACCAGCATCTATGTATTCGGTGAACAGGACATGATTATGTTAAGTTTGCATGGTAGCAATCTACAACAATATCTTGACAATCTAGATCAGTGATGTTATACTGTTTAAATGTTTGAATATATCGCCACCCTGGTAGGCATGCACGAAGTTGATAGTGCTTTATTGGCCAAAGCACAGGCCAAAGAATCCAACAAAACAGCCATAGTCCAAATGGCCACACCTGATCTCTCAGTGCTCTGTTCTTATAAGGATCCCAAAAAAATCAAGGAATGCCTGGACGCAAAATTTAAACTCTATGATAAAACGCCCGATCCCTACGCAGACATGTGGGACAAGGACTGGATCAACAAAAAAGACTAATAAATTCAATGATTTATAAGTCATTGATTATTAAAGACTTCTTAAAATCACCTATTTTTTGGTTGACTTTTGGTTAAAATTCCTGTATAATGTTTACATTAACAATTAATAAGGAACTAGACAAATGACAACATGTATGAATACAGATTTAACTTGGGAACAGCAGGCCTACGGTATGACTAAAGAGCAGTTAAATCGTATGGTAAAACAACAGGCTTTTCCGGGACAAGAACTTATGTTTGCCATGGGTATGTTAAGTGATGCCCAAGAAATCCTAGCACCAGAATGGAACCCAGATGGTGTAGAAGCTCACAATGCCAACCGCGCTCGTCAGATGATCAACTGCGCCAAGGCTATCGTGTTTGACCTAATGGACAAGGAGACTGCGTAATGTTATTACAATCACACATTGATCAACTAATCAACGCTATCCGTGCTGACTATGCTCGCTGGTCGGGTAATCTTACCAGCCCACGACAGGAAATGATTGACGAATTCAACAAGAGCATCCACGTTAAGATTGGTAAGAAATATATCAAAATCATCCGCGATCGTAGTGTATGGGGTTTTATCGTTAAAGAAACCTCAGGCAAGTTTCGTGAAGGTGATATCCTTAAGGCCGCAGGTTGGAACGCACCAGCAACCAACAGTGCTCGTGGTAATATCATCGACGGTGGCTACTCCATCCAATGGACTGGCCCAATGTATCTAAGATAAGGAGATAGCGTGGATAAATTTATCTATTTCGCAACAGTTCCAAAAGACACACAAGAGATCTTAGCCAGGTATGAGAGTCCAGAATCTGAAGCCAGCATTTGGAAAGGTATTCCTATAGCTTATTTGGACCAGATACGACAGGCTCTTTACCGTGCAGGACAGTTCCGTGTTAAATTCCGTGGCCCGAGATATGATCATCAGCGTGGCACTTGCCTTAAAGCCAATGCCCATTCATTTGCGGTGTATCCACTATGACACCACAAGAACAAGAAATCATTGATGCTATCTGGGGCGAAGATGCCTCAGACATAGACAAAGCAGAAGCCTCCCTGGTAGTAGAAGGTATCTATGCTATGGCTGACCTTATGAAGGCTCGCATGGAAGCTGGCAAGATTGCTTATATTCCACTAACAGATTATCTACACTAAGGATCTAAAATGATAGAATACATTTTATGTTATGCATGGTCTTTTACCCTAGGTGCCGCTTTTGGGGGTGCCGTAGTTTGGTATCTATTTTATTTAAAATCTAAGGGTAAAATCTAACTTGACAATGTCAACTTTTGATAGTATAATGTGTGCTTAGATAGTAAAAATTTTCGTAGTTATTTTATAGTTTATTTCAGTGAAAGGCTAGACATATGGCAGTTACAGAAAACCGCACAGTAACCTCAGAAGAAGCACGTGTAGCACTCATACAATGTTTTAACAAGAAACGTCCAGTGTTCTTATGGGGTCCTCCAGGTATTGGTAAGTCAGAGTTAGTAGAAGGTATCACCCACGAAATGGGCGGTCATATGATCGACTTGCGACTTGGACAGATGGATCCAACTGATATCCGTGGTATCCCATTCTATAACAAGGAATTGGGGCTGATGGATTGGGCACCTCCAATCGACTTACCAAGTGAAGAACTTGCCGCTAAACATCCAGTGATAGTTTTATTCTTTGATGAGATGAACAGTGCCGCCCCAAGCGTGCAAGCGGCGGCTTATCAGCTAATCCTTAATCGTCGTGTAGGCAAGTATAAACTTCCAGACAATGTGGTTATGGTTGCCGCGGGTAACCGTGAAGGTGACAAGGGTGTTACATATAAGATGCCTAGTCCGTTGTCAAATCGTTTCGTGCATTTAGAAATGCGTGTTGACTTCGACGCCTGGCAAAAATGGGCCGTGCTCAACAACATCCATAAAGACGTTGTAGGCTACATCTCATTCGCCAAACAAGACCTCTTTGACTTTGATCCTAAGACATCAAGCCGTAGTTTTGCTACGCCACGTGCATGGACATTCGTAAGCCAACTGTTAGAAGATGGTTTGCCAGCTTCAACTGAAACTGATTTAGTAGCAGGCACAGTAGGTGAAGGAACAGCGGTTAAGTTTATGGCGCATCGCAAGATTGCAGGACAGATGCCCAATCCACGCGATATTTTGGATGGTAAAGTGAAAGAGCTCAAAGTCAAAGAGATCTCAGCCATGTATTCATTGACAGTAAGTATGTGTTATGAGCTTAAAGACATCAATGCCAAAGAAACTAACAAAGATGTATGGCATGAGAAAGTAGATAACTTCTTCAAGTTCATGATGGAGAACTTTACTACTGAATTGACTGTTATGGGTGCTCGAGTAGCTCTTACTGTTTACAACTTACCGTTCGTTCCAGGTAAACTTAAAACGTTTGATGAATTCCATAAACGTTTTGGTAAGTATATCGTCCAAGCAGTGGCATAATAGGAAAAAGCCCCGCAAGGGGCTTTTTACATTCATATGGGTATGACCACACAAGTTTCAATAAAGATAACTAAATTAGATAGCCGACACACAGGCAATCGTTGGTTCACGCATCGTGTGACCTTTCAAGGGCACCTGCAGGGATCAATCAATAGCCTATCCAAAGCCCGTGAATGGTTATGGACTACATTTGGACCAAGCAGAGAAGTTGGTTCAATCGGATATATGGATCCAAACACCAGACCCGAATGGGCATGGGAAACTAACTATAACTACTTTAGGATATACCTAACTGGACAGGCTCTTACACAATTTCTATTGATCAAGGAACAATTTGAATAGGATTTTGGTATTGACTAAATCCAAATTTGAGTGTATAATGCTACTATACAATGAAGAAAGTGACAAAAATGGCTACTAATTCAAAAGGCACAACCACCAGTAAAGCTAAGAACTATGTTGGTGTAAAAACCAATCCACAAACAGACGCACAGGTCCGTGAGAAACTTGTGACTGCTCGTATCGCACTACTACTTAAAGCACCTTTTTTTGGTAACCTAGCTACCAGGCTACAGCTAGTCAATGCCGATGAATGGTGTCCAACTGCCGCAACTGATGGACGTAAGTTCTACTATAACAGCGAATTCCTTAAGAAAATGCCAGCTAAACAGCTAGAATTCCTTATGGGTCATGAGGTCCTACACTGTGTTTATGACCATATGGGTCGTCGTGGTGATAGAGATCCCCAGCTATGGAATATCGCCGATGACTACTGTGTTAATCAAGATTTGTTAGATCAAAAGATCGGTGAAAAGATTCCTGTGGGTTTATACGAGCCTAAGTATCGTGGTTGGTCAGCCGAAGAAGTCTATGATGACTTAGAAAAGAATGCAGAGAAAATCAACATTGATGACCTAGTAGATCAACTGTTAGACGAACACTTGGATGGTGACGGAGATGGTGGTGAAGGTGAAGGTGAAGGCCAAGAAAAAGAAGGCAAAGGCCGTCCTAAAATCTCAGAAGAAGAACGTAAACAGATACGAGATGAGATCAAAGAAGCTGTTATGACTGCGGCACAGGCTGTAGGTGCAGGTAACTTGCCAGCAGGGGTTAAGCGTATGATAAAAGATCTTACTGCACCTCAGTTAGATTGGAGAGCACTGCTACAACAACAGATTCAAAGCACTCTACGCACAGACTATACTTGGGCTAGAGCTAGTCGTAAAGGTTGGGACATGGATGCTATTATGCCAGGCAGTGACTTTGATAAAGAGATTGATATCTGTGTAGCCATCGACACATCAGGTTCAATGAGCGATGCTATGCTCAAAGATATCCTAAGTGAAGTTAAAGGTATCATGGAAAGCTATCAGAGTTTCCGACTACATTTATGGTCATTTGACACGGAAGTATACGCTGAGGGTGCTAAGATATTCACTAATGAAAACTTAGATGAGATCTTAGAGTGGGAACCCTTAGGTGGTGGTGGCACAGACTTTGAGGCTAACTGGAAATGGATGCGTGAAAACGATATCCAACCTAAGAAGTTTATCATGTTCACAGATGGTTATCCATATGGATCATGGGGTGAACCTGACTACTGTGATACTATGTTCGTTATCCACGGGTCAACTACTATCGAGGCACCATTTGGTATAACTACCTACTATGAATTAAGCAAGGAGACAGTATAATGCCAATGTTTGAAGCAACTGTTAGAACGCCAAACGGAGATACCAAAGAACGTGTATATGCCGACAATGCTCAACAGGCTAAAAAGCTCTTAGAAGAACGTTTTGGACCACGTAATGTTCCCTATATTCCACACATGATTCCACACTAATGCTCAAGCACGGTGAACCAAATCCCCTAAATGTGCATCAGCTAAGGCAACTAACCTGGTGTCCTCCTCACTTTACCCAGGTCATATTCGAACCTTATATCACTCAAAAAACTGTGACTGATTGGTTGTATGAAAATCTTGAAGGTCGTTTCTACGTTGGTGACGTAGACATTGCTCGCACCTCGGGCGGCAAACCTATTGATCGTAATCTATTAGTGGCTTTTGAGCTAGCTAGCGAAGCTAGTTACTTCAGCTTATATCTGCCAGAACTAAACACCATCTAAAGAAATTTTTCCATCGGTTGTCTAGCTGTTAAATAAAATTGTCCCATATGGAGAATTTTATAAATGGCTAAGAAAGAAACACAAGCGGCTGCACCTGCAGCTGAGCAACAAGCACCAGGACTTACATTACAAGACCTAGTATTTGTAGCACAGATCATCCAACTAACATCACAACGCGGTGCGTTCCGTGCAGAAGAACTAGCACAAGTTGGTGGTTTATATAATAAATTAGTAGAATTTCTACAAAGCACTGGTGCTATAGCGCCAGCGCCAACCCCAACCGAGGAAAAATAACATGATTAAACACGTAGGTAAGCACAATCAACGCAGGATCGCTATTGTGTATCGTAAAGTTCCAGATGAAAGTCATATGGCCTTAATCGTTTATACAGACGCACTACCAATGATGGTGCATGATGAAATGATGAAATGCTTAGAAAGTGACATAGGTCAACAGGCCAAGGAACTAGCCGATGCATTATTCCGCACTACTATGGCAGACGGTCAGAACTGTTTATCAGCTATCCACAAAGGTGGTTGGATGAAGAAAGTTCCAACTAACCAAGTAATTGTAACGCCAACTATCAAATCAACCTGTCGCCTAGACGAACTTAACGACATCATCGACAAGATCGAAGCAGGTGGTGAAGCGGCTCAACAACTAGCTGATATGGATGCTAATCGTGGTATGCGAGGTGTCATCCAAGAAGGTCGTGAACTAGGACAACCAGCTAAACCATTCACTGGAGTCCAGTCAACGACTTCGGCTGATATTTCAGGTGTGTTAAGTGATAGTGATCTAGCAGAACAACGCACACAACAGGCTAATAAAATGGAAGCAGAAGCCAAAGCATTGCTAGCAGAAGCTAAACGTTTAAAACAAGAAGCTACACAACTTTCACAACCCAAGGCTAAGAATGTCGGAAAAACCAAAAAAGCCACAACATAACAGTAAAAAAATCACGCTGAATGTCAGCAAGCGTTGGAAAGATATAGTTGAGGATGTTGATAAAAAAGAAGTTCCTATTAACATCCTTCAACAGATTGATGTCAAGTTAATTGACGGTACTAATATATCAATAGATGTCAAACGATTACTAGCTGACGGCATGTTAGACAGCGAAATAGAAGAAATGCTTGACGGTAAATTTAACGAACTCGATGCTTATATCCAAAACGTAGATTTTCTTATCGACATCGAAAAAGTAGTTGATACGATCCAACCAGAAACCGACAAGGTGCTCAAAGGCCTATGATCTGTAGTATATTAGCCGCAACCAGTTTGGGCGGTATTGGCAATAGAGGTACCTTGCCTTGGCCTAAACACAAAGAAGATCTTGCTTGGTTTAAAGAACATACAGAAAATCAAATCGTAATTATGGGTCGTAGGACTTGGGAAGACCCACTTATGCCTAAGCCATTACCAAATCGCATTAACTATGTAGTAAGCTCAACTCACGTGGACCGTAAATATCAGCATTTAGTCCGATTGATTTCTAATGATGCTGTGAATAGTATCAAACAAATACAGAAAGAAAATCCAAAGAATGATGTGTTTGTTATTGGTGGTCAGCAATTATATGAAGCTACTGAACCATTGGTTGAACGTGTGTATTTAACCCGTATGAAAGGAGCATGGTTTACTGATACTCGTATCGACTTAGAACGCTATTTGGCCTGTTTCCGTATCTACGGTGTGCGACCAGGTAATAACTGCACCTATGAAATTTGGAATCGCGTAATATTCTAGTTGACATATCATAGCAAACCTGCTATAATATTAAAATGAAAACTTATCTTGACTCACTAAAATTCGTTCTTGAGAACGGCACTGTGCGAGAAGATCGCACGGGTGTTGGTACTATTGGTGTTTTTGGTATGCAACAACGCTATGATTTATCTCTAGGCTTTCCAGCAGTTACAACCAAAAAACTAGCATTTAAGTCTTGTCTTAGTGAACTGCTTTGGTTCTTAGAAGGATCAGGCAATGAACGCAGACTAGCAGAAATCCTACACGGTGATCCAGAAGGCAAGGTCACTATTTGGACTGGAAATGCTCTATCACCCT